TAGCTTGGCTGCAATGGATTGGACTGGCAACGCACTCAGCGCCATCCCGTTTAAAGCAAGCACCGAACTTGAAGGCGTGTTTACCAGCATCACATTGACCAGCGGCACTGTTGTTGCTTACAGGCTCTGATGGCTTACGTTCTTCCTGGTGGTGGTGATGCGGTAGCACGCGATGGGCTCGAAATCCCTACGCATGATTGCATTGTCAATACATACGACGGCGCAAATAACTTGCTAACTGCAACGTACAAACGCGGCGGTACAAGCGGCAAAACCGTAGCAGTGCTGACAATGACCTATGATGGCAACAATAATCTGCTTACCGTTGTTCGGAGCTGAGCAATGGCCTTTAAGCTCAATCCGTTCACAAGTGGTCTTGATACAGTCCGCAACCAAATGTTGTGGGGGTCGTTTTATGACACGACTCAGCAGATTGCAGCGGCTGCTAACACTGCCTATTCGATTGGCATTAATTCAACGGATGCTGATAGCCGTGGGATAAGCATTGTCTCTGGCTCACGAGTCACCTTTTCTAGGGCAGGCGTTTACAGCGTCACTTACTCTGTCCAGTTTGTGAACACAAGCAACTCGATTCACGACATCAATATCTGGCTGCGCAAGAACGACAACGGCGCCAGCGGCGACGTGCCGGCTAGCGACAGTAAGTTCAGCATCATTTCAAGTCATGGCAGCGTTGATGGCCACGTTATTGGTTGCGTCAATTACGTTTTAAAACTTGCCGCTAACGACTATCTAGAGTTAATTTGGTCTACCACAAATGTAGCCGCTAGCATCCAATCATTGCCATCATCGCCATCGGGACCAGCGCATCCCTCCATCCCTGGCATTATCCTGACTGCAGTGCAGGTGGCCTAATGGCATTAGCTAGTCCGCTACGCAAGGTTGCCAGCAAGCTGATGGCAAAGTTTGGCGGCGAAGCAACGATCCGCCGCGTGACAACTGGCGCCTATAACACCAGCACTGGCACCGTTAGCGAAACCACGACCGACACCGTAGTGCGTGGCGTGCTGGAAGATGTCAACCTGCGTGAGGTCAATGATTTGATTCAAGCTGGCGACAAGCGGCTGTTGATTGCTGCTGCTGATATTGCCAACGCACCTACTACGGCCGATGAAGTGCTGATTAGCAGCGTGACGCATCAAGTGATCGAGGTTCGTACGATTGAGCAGGACAACACTGCCATCACCTACGAGCTGATCCTGAGGGCATAATGGCGCGCGCGATCCGAGTTGGTGATATTGGTGATTACGCCAGCCAGCAGATGGAGAAGCTGCTGCGGGTTGCGGTGCTTGAAACTGACAGCAGGCTTAAACAGGCAAGCCCTGTCGACACTGGCAGGTTTCGCGTTAGCTGGCAGGTAGGGGAGAATGCAGCAGGCTCTTACGATGGCGGGCCGCAGCAAGAGCCTTCCAATGCGGATCGCTCGAAAACATCCCCGCCAGGCGGATTAATCGTGCCATTGCGCAAGATGAACTACCAGCAAGAAAAGCTCGGCAACGTGTACAGCGTGCACAACAACCTGCCGTATGCAGAACCTCTTGCCAATGGCAGCAGCAAGCAGGCGCCGGCAGGCTGGGTGCAAGGCATCGCTAAAGACATCCAAGGCTTTGTGCGCGTCAAAGCTGACCGCATCGGGAGGGAATCATGAGCAGCACCTACAACGACGTTCGCGCCGCCATTGAAGGGCGCATTGCAACGCAGATGGCGCTGTCACCTGCGTATCCGGTCAGCTATCAGAACGTACCGTTCACGCCGCCAAACAACACGCCATGGGTGCAAGCGTTCATCCGCTTTGGCGATAACAGCTACGCCACGCTGACTAGCTTCAACCGCCAGACTGGCACGCTGGTGGTTAATGTCTTTACGTCACAGGGCCAAGGCACTGCTGCTAATTTCACGATTGCAGAGCGGCTAAAGGATTTGTTTGATCGCGCCAAGTTTTCAAGCATTATCTTTGACGCAGCTTCAGGGCCAGCGCAAGTAACGCCAGCAGCGCCTGAGCCTTACTTTCAAACACAGCTAACTGCCACGTTTGAAGCGTATCTAGACTAACGGTAGCCACTACCGTTCACAACATGGCTGTCACTGTTTTGTCCGGTACGTCCGGCGCCCTTTACTACAAACCCGCCGGCACTAACGGCAACTTCCCGGAAACTGGCGTCAACGCCAGCACTGATGTCATTACCGTTCAGCCGTACTTGAACTTCAAAGCTGGCGATCCGGTCAAGTTCCGCGTCATCAACAGCCAAACTGGCGAAGCCGGTACCGGCACACTGCCTGCCCCCATCTCGGCGGCTACCACCTACTACGTGCTGAGCTACACCGCAGCCACTGGCGCGCTGACCGTATCCACCGCTGCTGGCGGTACCATCCTTGCCATCACCGACGACGGCACTGCAGCTGCCCCCAACGAGTTCGAGGTGTACTACGCCGACTATGCCGCCGTTGGCCAAGTGCAGTCATGGTCGTTTGAGATCAGCCGCGCTGAGATCGACGTGACCACCATCGGCCAAGCTGCTGGGCAGTATGCGCCCTTCCGCGCTTACATTCCTGGCTTCGCCGACGGCAACGGCACCGCAACGATCTACGTCACCAACGAGGACGCTGCGCTGTCCAATCGCATGGTGGAAGACGTGCTGCAACGTCAGCAGGTTGGCTGCGGCTTCAAGCTGTACACCGACAAGCAAGGCACCGAGGCGCTTAGCCGCAGCATTGCCATGGATGCCGTGCTGCTGACCGCCAGCCTGAACATCAATCCTGATGATGCTCAGCAAGTGGAGATCACTTTCCGCCCGGCCGGTGCACCTACTTTTGACTTCAGCACTTCTGCTTGATAGTTGAACGGCCCCGGCTTATGCTGGGGCCACCCACATTTATTGCATGGCATCATCTGCACTGGCGCGGCTGAAAAAAGCAGCCAATCTTCAGCCAATTAAGCGCGTTGTAACACTCAACGATGGATCTACGTTTGAGTTTTACGCTACGGCGCTGACCATGGCAGAACGCGAGCGTGCACAAAAGATGCCCGGTGGCGATGATCCCAATGGCTTTGCGTTGAACCTGCTGGTAACCAAAGCGGCCGACGATGCCGGCCAGCGGTTGTTTCAGGCTGGTGAAATTGCTGAGTTGAAAAACGATGTGCTTGACAGTGACCTGCAAGCCATGATGCTCGCCATCATCACCAACCCAGAGGAAGCTGAAACCGATATGAAAAGCACTGAAAAAGGAGCTAAGTAAAGACAACCTGCTGCTGCTGCAACTTGGGGTTGCAAAAGAGCTGGGTTACACGCTAGCCCGGCTCAACCGTGAGGTAACACTTGAAGAGCTGCTGCTTTGGTCTAGCTATTTTGAGCTTCAAAATGAAGAGCAGGATCGTAGAATGAAGCAACGCCGTAGGTAAGTCGTGTCGGTTGTCGCCAACGTTGCTATTAACGTCGACAGCCGCGACGCAGTTAGCAAGCTTCGGCAAGTTGAATCGCAGGCAAAAATTACCGAGCGGGCGTTTGAAGGGTTGTCTTCAGCCCTTGCTGCGTTTGGGGCTGGGTTTGCTATCAGCAAGGTTATCCAAGACGTAAAAGAACTAGATACAAATATCCGCCGTCTTGCAACGGTTGGCGTAGATGTAGCCAAAATTAATCCTGCGCTTTCGGCTTTAAGTAAAGAACTCGGAGGCGTTGCTAGTAAAGCTGAATTATCAGCAGCTTCATATCAAGCGGCATCTGCTGGCTTTAGTGATACTGCTGGCAATGTTGAAATTCTACGTGCTGCAACAAAAGCCGCCGTGGGTGGATTGGCTGATACGCAAGCCGTAACTGAAGTCTTGGTAAAGACTTTAAACAGCTATGGAATGTCTGGCAGCCAAGCAATACAAGTAACCGACAGCATTTCCAAAGCAGTCGAGCTAGGCAATCAAGAATGGTCTGATTACACTAGTCAACTTGGCCGTGTAGCGAGCATGGCGGCATTGGCTGGTGTCAGCCTTGATGAGACCAATGCGTTTATTGCATCCGCTACAAAAAATGGCGCTACGGCAGAATTGGCATTTACTGGCCTTAGCGCTGTACTGACACAATTATTGCAGCCAACCAAAGAAAGCCAAGAAGCAGCGGCAAAACTTGGCGTTCAATGGAACTTGATGGGCCTTCAGACTAAAGGTCTTGGCGGTTTAATGGAAGAATTGGCAGCTGCAATAGATAAAGATAAAGAAGCAGCAGCGCGGATGGTTGGGCCTACAGAAGCAATGCGAGGTGCATTTGCAGCAGCATCAAAAGATGGTTCCGACTTTAAGAATATTCTTGAGCAAATAGGCAGCGCAGCAGGCAAAACTGATGCAGACTTTCAAACAATGAAAGGAAGCCTTGAGAACACGCTCAAGGCATTAGATACATCATTCAAGAACCTAAGCGAAGCGTTAGGCACAGCGTTTGGACCAACGGTTGTCATTACTGTGCAAGATATAACCAAAGCGGTTAATGGCTTTGCCGATTTTATGGCAACAGTGCCGCAACCCGTGATGAACACGGCGGGGGAATTGGTCAAGTTAATTGCTCAAATGTTACTGCTGCAAAAAGCAATTCAAGCAATCATTGCATTGCGCGCTGCATTTATTGGCGCAATGGCTAGCATGACTGGCGCAACTGTTGCAAGTGGTACTGCCGCAACAGCAAGTGCTAGCGCATTTGCGCTTTATACCAACAACGCAAGAACACTGCAAGCTACATCTGTAGCCGCAACTGCATCCGTAGGCGGGCTGGCTGGCGCTTTGCTGAACCTTGCCAGCATTGGCATCATTACAGTTGGGATTAACTATGTAATAACTCAAACAGGCGCAATACTAGGAAGCTCCACATCGGCAGGCAAAAGCGAAGCAGCGGGAACTCCAACATCTTTAGCGCAGCAGCTTAAAGGTAAAACCGCAGCAGAGCGCAAGCAAATGCTAGCGGCAGCACAAAAGAATCTAGCAAATGATAAAAAACTTGCCAGCGCGTTGGCCTTGCAAATACAAATGCAAGACAATGCAGCATTGTCATCTAACGAGCGTGCGCTGCCGTCGGACAGGTCAAGGCTTACCGAAATTCAAGCGCGAATTAATACAAACCAAGCAAGAATTAAAGCAATACAAACAGCGCCAATTCAGCGTGCCGCAGCTACCCCCACAGTCCCTACTATCCCCACTGTCCCCACAACAGGCGGTGGTGGTGGCGGCAAAGGCCGCAAGGGCGAGTCTGACACAGAAAAAGCGGCCGAAAAAGCAGCGCGTGAAGCGGAAAAATTACGGCAAGAACTTGAACGATCGCTGGAAGTTGGCGATCAACTTGGCACGCAATTTAGTCGCCAAGCAGCGTTGCTGTTTGAGGGATCAGAAATTGAACGCAAGCGCCTGCAAATTCAATTTGATTTCCAGGACCGCGCCAAGCAAATTGCAGAGCTAAAAAACGCCGAACAGCAAACAAACCTTAATCAACTTAATACAGAAATCCAACGGCTTGAGCTAATTGATCTGCAAACCGAAGCGCTGAAGAAACAGGCAGAGGAAGCCGAAAAACTTTTCAAAGCAGCTTTTGATGCAGCCGAGTTTGGTATTGATGGTGAAGGCACTGTTGCATCTGGTTTGACTGATGCTATTAGCAAACTAAAAGAAGAGCTTAATCCGATTAAGCTTGCAACCGACACAATCGTCAATGGCGCAACTGCTATCGGAGAGGCATTTAGCACTGCATTTGGCGAGGTCATTACTGGCGCAAAGTCAACGCAAGAGGCGCTGGCTGA